GCGCGCGCTGTCGGAAACGATGCTGCGCGATGTCGCGCAGGCCGTTTACGAAAAGGGCGGCAATCCGACCGTGGCCATGTCCACTCCGGCCATGATCCGCAAGCTGTCGGAATATCTATTCACCAGCAGCGCGCGCGTCGCTACGCTGATGTCCGACGCCGGCCAGGCGCGCGAGGCGGCGGTCGCCAAGGGCAGCGTGAATGTGTTCGTTACGGATTTCGGCATCACGCTGGAACTGGAAGCGAACCGCCTGCAGACGACGCATGACGACGCGACGCCGACGACGCCTGTTCCGGTTGTGGACCTGTTCCTGCTGGACCCGGAATACATCGAGCTGTCCTATATGCAGGGCTACCAGGTGGAACCGCTCGCCAAGACCGGGACCGCGGATACCCGCTTGATGTCCGTGGATTGGACGCTGAAGCTGCTGGCCGAAAAGGCACAGGGCGTCGTCGCCGACCTGGACCCGACGCTGGCCGTTACCGCGTAGAAGGGCAAGGGCATGAAAAACCGCGATAGCTTCGATGGGTTGTGGTTAGAGCGCTTTCGCTGGCAGCCAAGCGAAGGGGTGCTCTACCGCGAACTTTCGCAGCCTTCGCGGGATCTGATCCTGCAGCGCAACGCCGAATTGCGGAAGCAACCGGGGGCGCTGCGGGATCTTTCTTTTGGACGCCTGGCGCTGACAATCCCGCTAGAGGATCTGGACGCGCTGCGGGCGAAATATCCGGACCTGGCTTCACGCGACGCGGGCATCCGCTCGGCCGCCTGGAAGCGCTTTATCGCGTCCGCCGAATCTAAACCTTACCGCGTCAAAGGATGACCATGCGGCACATTGTCAGAGCGCGCCAGCGCGTCATTACCGGGATTCTGCCGCACCAGGGCAATTCCCGTGTGCTGGTCCCGAAGCGCGGCGGCTTCATGGGCGGGACACCAGATCCCGTTTTCAAATATCTGGACTTCGAAAACGCCGTATCCGGATTCGCCTTCACGCCGGACAGTCCGGCCGCCGCAGGAAATCCGGTCCTGGATCTGCGCGTCGCGCTGTCCGTGCCGGTGTGGCCGCTCGCGTCGGGGCAAGTGATCTGCGACAAGGAAAATCTTTCGCCGACGAAAGCCTGGCAGGCATACATCAATTTTTCGTCTTTCAATTGCCGCATTTCCTGGGATGGCATCCAATCGGCGGAAACCTGGTCCGATGGATCAAAGTCGCCTGCGCCTACCGTTCCCTTCGGCATCCGCTTTTACCGCAACGGCGCGGACGGAAATATCAGCGTTCAATACTGGAACGGCGCGGGCTGGTCGCCTTTCGGGACTCAGCCAGGCACGGCCGGCAATATCTTTGACAACACGGACCCGCTGCGAATCGGCGCTGACGCGCTCGGGGCGAGTTTCTTCAAGGGCCGCATCTACCGCGCGACGCTGTTTGATGCTTCCGTCCTGCCGCTGGTTGACATGAATCCGGCGGATTGGGTGTCCGGAACGTCTTGGGTATCGGCGCTCACGGGCGAGACTTGGAATCTTGTCGGCGGCCTGGCGGTCGCCGGCTAAGGGGAAAACGATGATTTCCGACCTGGCATCCTTCCGCGTCGTCCTGGCGGATTATCTGAACCGCGACAACCTGAGCGCCGACACGCTGAACACTTTCATAGACGTAGGCCGCCGCGCCGCGGCCAGGGCGAAGGCGCGAGAGCAAGAGGCGCGGATTCTGCTCACGTTGACCGCGGATCTGCGTTCTGCTCTGCCGCCGCGATTCATGGCCGCCAGGATGCTTTACACGGTCGCCGGCATCGGCATCCCGCAAGTGTCCGGAGTGTTCGCCAGCGTCGGCGCGGAAGGCGGCTATCGAATCATCGGCGGCGACATCGAAGTAACTGGCGGCGGGCTGAAGGCGGGCGATCAAGTGGAATTGCATTACTATGAATTCCCTTCGGCGCTCACGCAGGACGCCGACAAGAATTCATTCCTGGAAGCGAACGCGGATCTATGGCTGTGGCAAGCTGTCGCCGAAGGCGCGCGGTATCTGCAGAATGAAGCGCTCGCCAACGCAGCAGCGCAGGCCGTGGAACAGATTGGCCGCGGCATCGAAACGACCGCGAAAGAGGGGCGGCAGCATGGCGGGCCGCGTCAAATGAGAGTGAGGATCTAATGAGCCTGGAAAACCTGGTAGGCACGGATAAAGGCATCGCGGATCTTGTCCGGGAGAATCCCGATGGCCTGGACCCGAAATCCGAAGGCGATAACCACCTTCGCGGCGTGAAAAATGTCCTGCTGAACGTATTCGGGGCCATGCTGTCGTCGCTGGTGTCTCTGCCGAAAGTCGGCGATGCGCTGGTGTGGGATGGCGCGAAATATGTTCCCGGCTCAGTCGCCAGCGCGACGATCGGCGACGCGAAACACTCCCTGGTCGGCGACGCAAACGGCTGGCTTGTCGCCGATGGCCGGCTGATCGCGCCCGGAACTTACGCGGACCTTTATGCGTTTGTGGCCGCAAATCCGGCTGTTCGCGTTACTTACGCGGAAAAGCTGTCCACGCGGCGCGGCGCTTTCGCCTATGTGAATGACGACCCGCTGCAGGGAATCGTCATCCCGGAATGGCGCGGCTGGTTCATGCGCGGCCTGGATATGGGCGCAAACGTGGACGCGGACGGAGCGGCGCGGCTGCTCGGATCTACGCAGGCGAGCGGCAACCTGAGCCACGCGCACGGCGTCAATGATCCGACGCACGTCCACGGCCCTGCAGCCGGCACGGCCTATTACATGGTCGCCGCGGGCGGAAATTCGTTCCAGAATCAGCCGGGCTCATTCGAAACGGTCGCCGGCACGACCGCGGCGGCAGCGTCGGGAATTTCGATCAACGGCGACGGAATCCCGGAAGCCAGGTCGCAGAACGTCGCGCTGTATCCCTGCGTTTTCGTCGGGAAGGCTTAAGCCGTGGCGCTCGCCGCTATCCGCCCGAAAGATCTAATTATGGATCTGCCGGCCGAAGTCGTCGGGCCGGACGCCTGGACCTATGGGAAAAACATTCTCATGCAGGACGACCGGACGCTAGCGGCGCTCGGGCCTTCGCGCGTTTGGGGAACGCCGATCGCGCGGCCGATTTGGGCCGCAAGCGCTCCATTCGGGCCGATCAATCGCGCGGTATATGGCGGCACGGCTGGCCTCTATGCGACGGACGGAACCAATCACGCGAACATAACGCCAGCTACTGGCTTTGGCGGCGCGAGCCAGGCCGCCTTTACTGGCGGAATGTTCAATGGAATCTTTGTCGCAAACGATCGCGCGCATCGGCCCTGCTACTGGAATGGCTCGCTCGCGTCGCTCGCAATCGTCTTGCCGGCGTATCCGGCGACCGACCGCGCGCGCTCTATGCGGCCTTTCAAGTATTTCCTTGTGCAGATTGGCGGGATCATCAACGGCGCGGACTCGCCTAACGGTGTGCGCTGGTCATCCAGCGCCGCGCCAGGACTGCCGCCGACGACCTGGACGCCGGCCGCTGGAAATGATGCCGGCTATGTGCCACTCGCGGGCGCGCGCGAGCCTCTAATAGACGCCGCGCCGCTGCGCGACACTCTGCTGGTATTCGAGCCCCACGCGACATGGGCGCTGTCCTATGTCGGCGGCGCTTTTGTCTTTTCGAATCGCCGCATCCTGCATACTGCCGGCATCATTTCGCCTAACGCCTGGGGAACGGTCGGATCTGACATTCTTTTCGTCGCAGATGGCGACGTTCTGATATGCGACGGTCAACAGGTCCGTTCCATCCTTACGCGGCGCATCAAGTCGGCGATGTTTTCCACGATCAACGCGGACGCCTGGAATCGCTGCTTTGTCGCGGTCAGTTCGTCGCGTAACCAGGCAATAATCGGCTTCCCGACAGGCGGCGCGCAGTATTGCAATCGAGCGCTAGTCTGGAATTTCGGCAGCGATAAAATGGGCCTGGTGGATCTGCCGAATTACAGCTTTGCCTTCGGCAGCTATCTGAATGTCGGCGGTCCTGACAATTGGGAAAACGACCCGGAAGCCTGGGACCAATCGCTGCAGGCATGGGACTGGCAAAGATTCACGGGGGAGGATTCTTTCATCGTCGCCGTGCGGCCGGACTTCGGCGCAACAGGCGCTTTCGAAGCAAACGAGCGCAGCGAATCGCCGGCCGATGGACCGCTGGAAGTCATCGCGCGCAAGGAAAAAATGTCGCTGGAAGGCGATGATCGCGTGAAGCAAGTAACGCGGCTATATCCGAAGATGCAGGGGCCGGATGGCTGCGAAGTATTCTGGCGCGTCGGCATTTCAATGGACCCTGGCCAGCCGCCGCGCTGGCTGCCGGAACGAAAATTCACGATCGGACAGGACGAAAAAATAGACGTTCGCGCGAGCGGGCGCTTTGTGTCCGTGCAGCTTCGAAGCAAAACCGCGCGCGCCTGGTCCTGCGCCGGCTTTGACATCGAATTTCAAGACGCGGGAGCGCGCTAGATGGCTGTCCAGCCTTACAGCACGCGCGCGCCGCTGTTCGCGCCTGGCGAAGTGCCAAAGACCGGCAATCCGGAACTGGAAAGCTACATCGCCGTAGAACTGGAAAAAATGTTCCAAATGCTTTCGATGGGAATGGTGCAAATGCTGATCTTTGAACCGCTCGGGGCGATTCCGCCGCGCGTGTTCGATGGCATGGTGTGCTTTTTCCGGGAAAACGTCATAACGCCGCAGCGCGGCTTGTATGAATATCGCTCGGGCGCCTGGTCAAAACTATGATGCTGCAATCTGATCCCATCCGCATCAATTGGCTTGCGCCGGACTACGGCGGCGCGCTGCTGCTGCAGCCGCTCGCGCGCGCCTGGCTAGAAGATGGCCTAGCGGTCGCCGACATCGGCATAGACCTGGACGACCTGCGCGCGCGCATCGCTGGCGGAGAATTCCGTGTGGTAATGATCCAGCGCGGCGGCGAAATGGTCGGCGTTATCGTCCTGGAAATTTCCTGGAACGGGAAGCCGGCAAAAAAAACGCTGTCAATCCTGGTCGCTGGCGGTCGGGATCTGCAATCCTGGCTCTATCCGATGCACAAGGCTTTCCGCGAAATCGCGGCCACGCACAATTGCGAGCGGCTAATAGTCGCCGGCCGGCCGGGATGGGAAAGGGCGCTGCGGCATCTTGGCTGGAAGAAAACCGGCGTCATCCTGGAAATTGAACCGCAACGCTACACCGAAAACTGAGACAGGGAGCGCATCATGGGCATGAGCATGAACAAAAGCGACGCGAGCAGCAGCAGCCAGCAGACTGCGCGCTCCTGGACAGATGTCTGGTCCAATCAGATCCCGTATCTGGAAAGCCTTTACAGCACGGGTTCGCGCGTGATCGGCGATATGCTGAACAAACAAGATCCCAATTCATTCGCCACGCCTGCGCGCGAAGCCTGGGCGCGGATGCTGAATCCTGGCAAGACGCCGGGCCTGGATGCGTCCATCGCGGAAGCGCAGCGCCGAGCGGGCGAAGGCTTCCGCGAAAACGTCATGCCGGCAATCACGGAATCCGCGGTCAACGCGAATGCCTTGGGCGGCGATCGCGGCGGCATCGCGGCGGGCATCGCCGGCCGCGAAGCGATGCGCGAACAGTCCAATATCGCGCAGCGCATGACGCTGGCCGACTATGAAGGCCAACAACAAAGAATCCTGCAGGCGCTTTCGATGAGCGGCGGCCTGCAGTCGCTTTCGCAATCTTCGCTTGCGCCGCTGCTCGCGCTCGCGCAGATCATCGGCCGGCCGACGACGCTATCCGGTTCCGAATCGCAAGGCACTTCCCAATCCGAATCGTCGGGCTTTGGCTTCGGCATCGGGATGGGCGGCGGCGCGTTTGGCGGCGGCGGCGGATAACCAGGAGAACAAAATCATGTTGCCTCTTTTGCTTTTGGCTGGCGCATCGCTCGCGGCGCGCGAAGGGAACTACGCCGGCATCCGCCAGGATTTCGGAGATTCATTCCGCGCGGGCCTGGGCGAGCGCGCGCAGCTTGTCGGGCCTGGTGTGGACGAAAGCGGCCAGGAACTTGCCGGGCCGCCGCAGCAGAAAGGCGGGCGCGGCCTGCTCGGGACAATCTCTGACCCGGTGCAACAAGCCTACCTGGAAATGTTGGGCGGGCTGGCCGGAAAGCGCGGCGTATCGCCCGAATTACTCATGGCCTCAGTTCGCCAGGTAACGGGCGAAGCTGCACAGGGCAAACAACAGGAGCGGCAATTCGGCCAACAATTCGAAATGCAGGCGCGCGATCAATCCTATGGAATCGGCCAGCAGCAGCGCGCGCAGGACTTCCAGGCGGTGATGCAATCCAATGACCAGGATTTCCGCGCCTGGGAAGCGGACCTTAACCGCAGGCAACAAGAGGCGATGCAGCGCAACCAATTCGGCCAAGCCTGGGCGATGGAAAAATACCGCGAAGGCATGGCCAATGCGCGCGCGAATATGCAATCCCGCCTGGGTGCCGGACAGACGTTCTACGCCGGGCCGCCGGTCGGGCCTGGTGGCCAGCCGGTCCCGATTGTTGGGCCGCAGAGCGGCACAGAGCAATACGTCAAGGGAGTGGAATCAGTGCGCGGCGCGCGCAACGCGGTCCAGAACGCAGACGACCTTTTGACCAGCTATCACACGGGCGGCCGCGGCCGCGAATTCTCCGGCGAGGAAGCCGGCCGGCAGTCGGCCATGTATCAAAAGCTGGTAACGGACATGGCCAAGGCTTACGAACTCGGGACCATTCAGAAAAGCGACCTGGAATACATTCAAAGTTTCCAGCGCGCGCCGAATGAATTCTGGTCCAAGGCTTACGCGCAAGATCCGACGATGATTGGCGCGCTGGACCGGACGCGCGACGCTTTCGCCAAGACTTACGCCATGCGGCGCGAAGCGAATCCTTGGACTGTCGGGCTGTCGGGCGACATCGGAACGGATCTCCCTGAGAAGCCGACCAAGGAATCCGTCGCCGCGCGGCTGTCCGGTCGCGCCGATGCCGAAACACGCGCGCGCCTGGAAGCGGTAACGGCTCCTGGCCAGCGCGCCGCAGGCAAGATCCGCAAAGCGGGGGAATGACCAATGGCTGACGTCCAGCTTTACCGCGACCCGAAAACAGGCACTTACTACAAGCGCGACGGAAACGACTTCATAGCGACGGACGCGACCGCGGCCGAAACTGGCGCTGGCGAAGCGCTCCTGGTCGGCGCGGGCAAGTCGTTTGCGGATCTGGCGACCGGCGCGAAGATGCGCGCGGCGCAGACCTTCGGCGATGTCGGCGCGTATTCGCGCCTGGTGCTGGACCAGGCGCGCGCCGACGACGCGCTCGCGCCGCTGCAGCGCGAGCATGGCGCGGCGATGGTCGCGGGCGGCGTCCTGCCGTATCTGGCTGTGCCGATCGGCGGCGCTGGTCCGGTCGCATCCATCGGGGCCGGCGCGGCCCTGGGCGCGCTGTCGCCCGAAGCTGATCCGGCGTCCGCGATGTATATGGGCGCGGCGGGCGGCGGCCTGGCCTGGGGCGCTGCCGCGGCCACGCGCGCCGCGCGCGTCGGCGGCCGGCCTGGCAGCATGGCGGAGCGCGTCCAGGCTCGCATCCAGGGCGAGGCGGACGATATGGCCATGCCGGCGCGGCCTGGCGTTCCTACGGGCGAATTCTCGCAGCCGATGGGCCTGGATGATCTGTCGGCTGCAGGCCAGCGCCAGGGGCTTGCCGATGCGGTCGCCGTGCGCCAGGGCGTCCGGCCGGAAGTGGCCAGCGCGGAGCGAATCCGCGAATTGGGCTATGACCCGGCGCTCCTGGGCGGGCGCGCGCCGCGCTACGCGGGCGACATTCACGCCGACGCGGCCAAGACGCTGCAGAGCGCCGGCTTCGAATTGACGCCTGGCGAACTGCAGAACAATCGGGCGCTCTTGCGCCTGGAAGCCGCGGCCGAATCTACGCCGTGGAGCAGCGCGCCGTTTGACGCCATCCGCAGCAAAAACCAGGGAAAGTTTAATGACCTCGTGGCGAAGGCGATCGGCATAGAGGATGCGTCGCTAAACGGGAAACTGTCGGGCGAAATGCTGAACGCTGCGCGCGACAATGTTTCCAATCTCTATAACAAGGCGATAGAGGCAATCCGCGGGGAGCGGGATTTCGGCGGCGCGAAAATCGGCGGCCTGCGCGCCAAGCTGGACGACATCGCAGCCGAATACAAAAATTATGGAATCGAAGTCCCGACGAAATGGCTGGACGCGGCGGAACTCGCATCCGCGAAAGGGACTGCAGATCCGCTCGGGCTGCTCGCCGCGCGCCAAAGGCTATCGGGCCTGGCGTCATCGGAATTTCGCACGGGCCGCACCATTCACGGCGAAGCGCTGCGCGACGTTGTGGACGCGATAGACGAGGCGCTTGCGGCGGCGTCGAAATCGCAAGCGCCGGGCATCGAGCGCGGCCGGGAAATAACGCGCGTCTTGCGGACGCTGGACCGGCCGGGCGTGTGGAAGGAAACTGGCGACGTTGCCGCGGGGCCGATGTATCGTGCGCTCAAGCAAGGCTTTCGCTCGGAAATCCGCCAGCGCTGGACGCCTGGCACGGCCGAAGAAATGACCAAGGCCGGCCGGCGCGTTCCGTCGCCCGAAGTGCAGCGCCTGGTCAACGTCATTCGCGCGCGCGAAGCGGCCATTCCGTCATTCATTCGGGATAGCGGCACGGCTACGCGAATGTCGCTGCAAACGCTGATCGCCAATCCTGTTCGCACGGTCGCGGAGCAAACACTCGGCCGCGGCCTGGCGATGGGCTATCTCGGAATCGGCAAGGCAGCGCCGCGGGCGCTGTCGGGCCGTGGCGCGGAGCAGCTTTCCGGTATTTGGGGCTCAACATGGTGATTTCGCGCGCCTGGCTGCGGGCCTGGCTGATCCTGGAAGCGGCGGCCGTTTGCCTGGCGCTCTTGGCCGGGTGCACGGTCAACATTCACAGCGCGGCCGATGCGCGCGCGAAATGCGTGAAGGCCGAATGTGAAGCTGAAGCGAGCGCGAAGGCGACGCGCGCGGGCGATGCGACGCGCGGCGCTGCGCCGGCCGCACAATGATCCGACGCTGTGCCGGCTGCGCTCACATGAAGCCGATTGAGCGGCTTCCGGATCTGCTCGGGCTGATCGAAGGTGGCTGGATGGCCTGCGACATCGCCGTAGCGACCTACGTTTCACCAGGGGCGGGCGTGTGCGCTCTTGGCCTGCGCGAGCAGCCGACCGCGGCGGAAATGGCCGCCGCGGACCTTCCGGCCCTGGGACTTCCCGCGAAGTTTCAGGGCCGACTTTTTTAGAGAGAAAAAAGCTCGAGATTTTTCGCGCCAGGCTGCGCCAGGTTAAGCGCGCCGCGCTCAGTCAATGGCAGGACCAGGACGCCGGGCGGGTAACGCTGGCGGCGTCCTGGTGAAAGGCGGGGCCGCTACCAGGGGCGCATCCAAGCGGCATCGGCTCCATTCGGCCGGGATGCACGGGCAAGAGCCTGGCAAGTGAATGGCTGCGATACGCGACCGGCGACGGAAGGCGACCCGCAGAGCGCCCGGCAGCTTCGATGCTTGCCGGGATGCTCTGCTTTGCTCTGGCTCTGGATGGTGTCTGAAAAGCCTTTGACCTTAAGACTTTAGATAGCAAGGGCGATGCTGTCAGCTTTGGGCGTTGAGCGGCCAACAGTCGGCGCGAGCGCGCCAGGTGGCCGGAAAAGGGGCTTTTTTCGGGGGGCGCGGGGGGTGCTTTGTGGATAAGTCAGCCTGGGGTTAGAATCCGGCCATGAATTCCGAAACAGCGCTGCGCCTGGCGCGCGACCATTTCGGCCGCGACGCTGCCATCCTGGACTGCACTTCTGGCCGCGCGTCCACGCCGGGCGCGCGCCTGGCTGCGCGTCAAGCGCGCGCGGAATTGCGCGGCTTCGCGCCGCTCCTGGATGCCGACCGCTTCCAGCGATCGGACGGTGATCTGCAGGCGCGTTCCACGCGCTATCGCTTTCTGATCCTGCGAATCAGCGCTGGCGGCGCGCAGATCCTTGGCCGCGGCGATTCCTGGGGCGAAGCCTTCAGCGATGCGCGCTCTGGCTTCGCGTCGCGCCTGGAAGTGGCCTGATCGTGTCCGCGGTGCTTGAAAATCTGACGGAAATCAAAACAGAGCGCCGCGGCGGATTGCGGCCGGGTGCGGGCCGGCCGCGGCTCGGTGAAACAAAGGTGGATCTATGGCGGAAGATAGAAGATCGCATCCGCTACGCCGCACGGACGACGCTGACGCGCGAAGCGCTGCAGGATCTTGTTAAGAAAGATCCGCAGCGATTCATTGAGCGCGTCGTCATGCCCTTGATACTGGCGGGCAAGCCGCGGCAATCGCTGCGCGCTGGCGTCAGCATGGAGGATGCGGAAGGGCGCAAGACGCAATTTGTGCTGGACTTCGGCGACGCCGACCAGGGAACGACCGCGGCGCAAGTGGCCGCGAGCCTGGATGAACTGCAGCAGTTCGCCGATGCGCCGCCTGGGGAGCCTGGCGCGACATGATCGGCGAGCAGAACGCGCGCCAGGTGCGCTTTAAGCCTGGTCCTACTGTTGCGCGTTTCATTCGCTCGCGTTCGCGCGTGAAGGGCATACGCGGCCCGATTGGTTCCGGAAAGACGACCGGCGCGCTGTGGGCGATGATGCAGGAAATCTACGGCCAGCCGCCGATGCACGATGGCATCCGCCGCGCGCGCTGGCTGGTGGTCCGGAACAGCTACCGCGAACTCGCCGACACAACAATCCGCAGCTTTTGGGATTGGTTCCCGCCCGACGCGCTAGGCGAATGGCGCGCGCAGGACATGATTCAGAAAATCACGGGGCCGGACATTGACGCGGAAATCATCTTTCGCAGCCTGGACCGGCCCGACAGCATCCGGAAGCTGCTCAGCCTGGAAATATCCGGCGCGTATGTGAATGAGGCGCGCGAATTGCCGCTGGAAGTCATTCAGATGATCGAAGGCCGGCTAGGGCGTTACCCGGCGATCCGATCGGGCGGCTCGGGGAGCAAAATGCTTTTGATGGATACGAACCCGCCCGACGCTTCGCACTGGTGGCCGGAAATGTTTGAGCGCGAGCAGCCGGAAGGGTGGGAGCAATTCATACAGCCTTCTGGCCTGGCCGACAACGCCGAAAACATCGCCAATCTGCCGCCGAACTATTACCGCGACTTGATCGCGGGCAAGTCGGCCGAATGGGTTACGGTGTATGTGCACGGGCGCTACGGCTTTCTCGCGTCGGGCAAGCCGGTGTTTCCGGAATTCCAGACACACATTCACGCCAGGCCGGCGATCGAATGGAACGGCCAGCCGGTGTATGTCGGCCTGGACTTCGGCCTGACGCCGGCCGCGGCCATCATGCAGCTACCCGCGGGCGGCGGGATGCAGCAGATTGGCGAAGTTACCACCACCGATACAGGCGCAGTTCGCTTCGCTGGTGAACTGAAGCGCTATCTCGCGGAGAAATTCGGCGGCAAGGTGGCGAAAGTGTGGGGAGATCCCGCGGGCGACCAGCGCGCGCAAACGGACGAAATCAGCGTGTTCCAAGTCCTGCGCGCCAATGGTGTGCCAGCGATTCCAGCGCCGCCGCATGACGCGATGATCCGGCGCGAAGCGCTGGCCGGCATGATGACCAGGCTGACCATGACCGGCGACCCGGCATACACGGTCAGCCTGCGGGACTGTCCGGTAACGGTAAAAGGAATGTCCGGCTTTTACTGTTTCCGTCGCGTCCTGGTCGGCGGCCTAGAGCCACGATTCCAGGACCAGCCGGAGAAAAATAAGTATTCGCACGTTTGCGAGGCGGCCGAATATGTCGCGCTCGGATTGGGCGAAGGCTCGCAAGTCATCACGCAGAGCGAAGGCCAGGCAAACGCAACAGGATACCGGCGCAGATTGGCAACAGCGCGCCGGCTCGCGGTGATATAAAGGCGGAACAATGGCGACGACGACAAGACGATATAACGATGCCCGCGTCCAGACGATCGCGGTGCGCGAACTGCAGAACGCAATCGGCTTCCAGGGCGACGAGGCGGAACAGAATCGGGAAATGGCGCTGCGCTACTACAAGGGAGCGCCGCGCGGCGACGAAGTGGAAGGCTTGTCGAAAGTGCAATCTCTGGACGTTGCCGACATGATCGAGGCGCTGCTGTCGTTCATGGTCCCAAGCCTAACGTCGCAAAGCCTGGTGCAGTTCGCCAGCCTGGGAGCCGACGATGAGGAACAGGCGGCGCGGGAATCGCGCGTTATCCAGGCGCTTTTCCGCCAGGGAACTTCAAATAGCTACGTCGCCATTCAAGAGGCAGCGAAAGACGCCATGCTGCTGCGGAATGGGATTCTCAAGGTGTGGATTGAGACTCGCCAGGAAATCGAGCGCGAGACTTACACGCTGCCAGGCGACAAGGACACTCCGGACCTGGCTGCGCTCGGGGAAACGCTGCGCCAGGCCGCCGACCAGCCGAACATGACCGCGGAACTTTCCGGCATCAAACGGCTGAAGAAAGAGGCGGGCGCCTGGTCCTGGGAGTGCACGATTAAGACGACCGAAACAAACAAGCGGCTGCGCCTGGCGGCCGTGGACCCGTGCAATTTCTTTGTGGCCGCCGACGCTGCCGGCATGGAATTGGACGACATCCGATTTTGTGCAGAGCGCCAGCTTCCCACACGGTCGGATCTGATAGACGAAGGCATAGCCGCCGAAGTCGTCGCGGATCTGCCAGCCTGGACCGGAACGGCGCGCATGGATTCCTTCGAGCGCAAGCGCGGCCGGAACAGCGCACAGCGCGCGGAAGATTTCTGGTCGCAGTCCGTGGAAGTCTATCGTTGCTACATGATGCTAGGGACCGGCGAGAGCGGGCGCGGCGAGCGCTGGTGCGTCAGCCTGGCGGCAGGCCAGCGCATGATAAAGCGCGAGCGCTGCGAGTATGTTCCCTATGGCGTCGGCTCTGTCATCCTGGCCGGGCATCAATTCCAGGGAATTTCCATCTTCGATCGGCTGAAGGAAACACAAGATACGAAAACGGGATTCCTGCGCGAGTGGCTGAATAATTCGCAGTTCGTCAACAAGCCGCGCGCCGCGCTCCTGGATGGCCAGGTAAATGAAGATGATTTCTATGATGTCCGCGTCGGCGGCGGCGTGAAAGTGCTTTCGCGCGACGCCGTTCAATGGCTGGTAACGCCGGACATCGGGCCAAGCTGCCAGGAGGGATTGAACTACCAGGACAAGATCCGCTCAGAGCGGGCCGGCGCGTCGCTGGAAATGCTGAAGCCTGGCCTTCAGCTTAACTCGCCGACCGCGGCCGGCACAGAGCGCGAAATGTCCGTGAAGGAACAGCTTGCAGCGCTGTTCGCGGCGAATCTCGCGCAAACGCTGCTGCGCGGCATCTACCTGGCGGCGCATCGCTGTATCCGCGAAGGCATGGGCGAAAGAGTGGAAGCGCAGAGCGCCGGCGAGTGGATACAGGAAGATCCGTCCAAATGGCGCGAGCGCGAGGACGTTTCCATCGTCATCGGCTTGTCGCCTGGTGAACGACAGCGCCGGCTCATGGCGCTGCAGGCCGTGATCGGCGAACAGGAAAAGGCGCTCTTGAACGGCCTGGAAGGCGAGATAACCACTCGCGGCCAGCTTCATGCGTCGCTGACGGAATGGACGCGCGCCGCGGGCCTGGATGCGCCTGAGCGCTACTGGACGGACCCGGAATCCGACGCCGCGAAAAAAGTGCGGCTCGGGAAAGAGGAACAACAGCGCACACTCGGGAAGGCGCAGGCGGATCTACTGACGCGCGTTAAGATCCTGGAAAGCCAGGTGGACATCTACAAGACGCAGATTCAAGAGGCCGGGAAGTATTGGGCCGAAGTGATCCGCGCCGAAGTGGAGGAAATGAAGGTTGTCGGCCACTCCACGGCGCAGCTAGAGGCGGCGAAGATCGGCGCGGCGCAGCGATCGGGCGCGCTGTCTGGCGCTGCGAATGAAACGGCCGCCGCGGCCGGCGCAAACGCTGCCAAGGAAGTGCCACAAGCCGGACAGCTTCCGCCAGGAGCGATTAACTAATGCGCCGGAAACGGGATCTTGACGAGGCGGCCTGGTTGGGCCGCGCTGCGCGTGAAATCCTGGCAAGCCAGGCTTTCGGCGACATCATGGCCAAGGCGCGCGAAGCGATCGCGCAGGAATGGCGCGACGCGACGACGCCGCAGCAGCGCGAGGATCTACACGCCGAAAATCGGGCGCTGGATCGCCTGGGCGGCACTCTGAAACGACTCACCAACAGCACGACCAACAAGGGAACGTCATGAGAAAACGCGAGAGCGGAGAAGGCCAGGCAGGGCAGGCGAACGACAACGCGGGCGGCCAGGACAAGGGAGCGCCGACCAAAAAGGGCCGCGTTTCGCGCGCCGATCGCGCGCGCCAGGTCGCGGATCTGCTGTCCAGCCAGGACGACGACCAGGGCAAGGCCGGAAGCGGCCAGGGCGACGCCGGCAACAAGGCGAAGGATGACCAGAGCGGCCAGGGCGAAGGCGACCAGGCCGGCCAGGGCGACCAGGGCAAGGCCAAGGGCGGCCAGGGCGACGCGGGCGACCAGGGCAAGGCCAAGGGCGGCCAGGACGCGGGCGCGAGCGGCCAGGGCGACCAGGACAAGGCCAAAGCGCCGCCGAAGTCCTGGAAAGAGGCGGGCGAACGGCTCGGGCTGACGCCTGAGCAGCTTTACGGCCTGCAAATTGACCTGGCCGGCGAAAAAGGCCAGATGACACTCGGCCAGGTGAAAGATTTTCTGCAGCAGCATGGCACGGAAGCGGCCGACATTTCCGCGCTGCTCGGATCTGCGCGCGAATCCGACGCGAAGGCGCGCGAAACTACGGAAGCCATCACGGCCGAAGCCAACCAGGTGCGCCGGGATCTGGTCGGCGTCATGGCCACGCTAAAGGGCGTGGAGCCTGCGACGCTGGAAGCTATCCGCCAGGCGCAGGAGCGCCGCGGACAGAAAGAACTCGCGCTAGCGATCGCTGCCGCGCCGGAATGGAAAGATCCGCGAGTGTTTGCCGCGGATAAACAAGGCATTTCCGCGATGCTGTCGAAATACGGCTTCAGTTCTAGCGAACTGGATCTGGTGGACGACTCGCGGCTTTGGCTGTTTCTTCGGGACCAGCTACGCGCGCGCCAAGCGGCAGCGCGAGGGCTGGCGAAACAGGGCGGCGAGAGCGCCGCGGAAGCAAACGCGCGACCGCATCCCGCGGCGCGCGGCTCACTCACGCGAAGCCAGGCGGCACAGCACCAGGCGCGCGCGAACGCTGCAAGGGCAGGCGGACGCGCGAGCAAGGTTGCAGCCGTGGCGGCGCTGCTCACTTCGAAGGGGTAAGACATCATGGCGAAAGTAACTGGCGCGGCCCTGGTCGCGCAGGCATTTGGCGGGCTGATCCGCGAAGATCTGATGGACCAGATCTGGGACATTTCGAATATCCCGCTGCCGCTCGCGGACATGGCCGGCTCGGGATCGCACGACAATCCCTACACCGAATGGCAGGAATCGGAACTCGCCGCGCCGAACCGCAACAATGCTGTTGTTGACGGTGCGGACGTTACGAGCAACGACGAAAAACTGGGAACGCGGCTCGGGAATCACTCGCAGATTTCCGTGAAGCGCGTCCAGGTGTCCACGCGATCGCAGAATTCCAACGTGGCCGGCCAGTCGGATGCGCTCGCGTATCAGATCATGGAGCGGCAAAAGGAACTGCGCCGCGATGTGGACGCGATCGCGGTAACGCAACAGGCTTCCATCGCCGACGATGGCGCAGTCGTTCCGGGCAAGTCGGCCGGCCTTGGCGCCTACATCAAGACCAACGTTTCCCGCGGCGCTGGCGGCGCGAGCGGCGGCTTTGCGGCCGGCATCATCGCCACGCCGACGCCTGGCACGGCGCGCGCGCTGTCGGAAACGATGCTGCGCGATGTCGCGCAGGCCGTTTACGAAAAGGGCGGCAATCCGACCGTGGCCATGTCCACTCCGGCCATGATCCGCAAGCTGTCGGAATATCTATTCACCAGC